GTACTCGTGACCACCAAGGAAGTAATAACTAGCTGCTGCTAGATCATCTTGGCTAGGAGTCAATGTCAGAGTTACTGTGGTGCCATTGACGATCATTGTCTGACCACGTGCTACATCTGTAAGGCTAATTGGAATAGAACCGTCAATGGTGCCACCGTTAAACCGGCGACCAGCAAGGCGTGAGTACTCACTGTATACACCAGTGCCTGCGCCCCAGGTTTGCCATTGGTAGGGTGTTACTAATGTGTATGCCATATCTAACCTTTCCTAAGTGACAGAGGTGGGTTTGACCCCACCCCTGCCGTTGCACTTATCGGAATTATCCGTTTGTTGCTGCAGACTCAATACGGAAGAGAGCTGCTTCACGGAGGCGTGCAAAGCCACCGAAGTAGTACCAACCGATTGTGCGGAAACGACGGAGTGCATCAATCTCTGGACCGATAACGGTTGAGATGTCTGCAGCCTGTGCTTCAGCCAATGCTTCACGACCTGCGATGATCGCACGGTAGTTGTTGGTAAATGTAACAGTACCTGTATCTGCTGCTGAAGTAACGTTAGACGCTGTTAGAGCATAGGTAAATGTTGTTGTTGATGGTACAGATGCGATTGTAAATGTACCGTTAAGTGTTGTTGCAGTCGTAGCAGCAACTGTTACGACCTGGCCTACGCCAAGACCGTGAGCAACTGCTGTTGTGATTGTCGCAACGTTTGATGTCAACGCTGTGTTTGTGATTGCAACTGTAGGTGTGATACCTGTAGCGAGCTTTAGACCGTTAAGGACACGTGGTGTCTCAACGATGAAAGCGCCTTCGATAACTCCTACTGCACCAGCAACGAACGGTGTACGCTCTACGTACTTTGTTAGCTCCTGGAATCCGCCTGTACCAGTCTCAGCGCGAAGGTCTGCTGACTGACGTGGGTGGAGGTATGCTGCATAGAGTTCACCCATACGAGGCAATGCCTTGTTTGTGCGTAGTGAAACAACAGCGTTGCGGATATCCGCTACTGTCATTGTGTCTACTGGGAGAACTGTTGCAGATGAAGTTGGAGCAGTTCCTGATGGACCGTTTGAGTAGATAACGTTGGTTCCTGCTGAGAGGACCTGTCCTACTACGTTGTCAATCGAATCTGCTGCGTTGTAAGCGATGATGTCAGCAAGAGCTGAGTCAACATCGTTGAATGAAGTTAGGTTCAACTTCTTTGTTGTTGTTACTGCTGAACCGTATTCGTTCAGAGTTACTGTAACCTGTGAAGGGTTACCGAGAGCAATGGAAGATACATCTGATGTTTCTGTCAATGTAGATGTTGCTTGCGCAAGATCTGAATAGATTGAGAATACAACTGATGATCCTGGCATTGCCTGCTGTACTGGCTTGACGTCAGCAAGAGAACGCATAACTGGAATGGAGCGAAGCGCCATTCTGACATATTGGTCGTATGCGGCCTGTACTAGGGCGCTGATCGTCGAGCTAGAGGTAGGGGTACCTGTTGGGATAGCCATTTGGGTCTAGCCTTTCGTTAGGATCGGATGTTAGAGTCCAGACAATCTAATGACTTCATCTAGTTCTTCACGGCTGTTTGTATTGAGAAGTTTTTGCATTATGTCTGCATTATGTTCTGGCGATGAGCCGGAATCTGCAGTGTTAGTCATTCTCTTATACGCAGCAGCTTGAGCTGGATCTACATTAGGTGTTGGCTGGGGTTGGTTAGATTCAATGCCGAATACATCGCCATTGTCATCTAGCCATTTAGACAGTGACTCTTCAGTTGGGTCAATGTCCTGCGGAATAAATGAAGCAATCTTGCTATTTACCCCGCGAGATGCGAGGACATCCTTAATTGCTCGTTCGCGTTGGCCTTTGCTTAGGTTTTCAAGTTGAGCGCGAAGCTCTTGATTCTCTTTATCCTTTTGCTTTGAAGCCTTGCGTAGTTGCTTTACAAGGTCATTAGACGAATCGTTTGTAGTGATATCGTCGTCGTCATCCTCGTACTCGTAATTGGACATATGTCCTTCTCCCTATCAGTTAGTTGATTGCGCCAGCCTCATATCCAAATGGGGATTTGGTATGGCTCTGACTCCTGGTATTATTGTCGCTCCACTAGGCCAGTCGTTCTAGTGGCAGGTTTATTATATTCCGCCTGCGCGGTCTCTTGCTAACGCCCCGCTGGTTACTCCAGATTGACCACCGAAGGTAGCCTTCTCAAGTCCAGTAACCTTCTGGCGTTGCTTGCGTGCTTCTTGTGCTCCGGAAAGTTTGAATAGTTCTGACTCAGCAGTTGCTTGGCTATATGGTGATTCACCGTATATTGATGCCAGTTCTGAACCACGTTGTAGTCCTGCACCGATTGCAGAATAACCTTCAACGGCTGATGCTTTATCCACACCATACTTCTGCAGTTCTTCTGCTCTAGTAAGACTGGTTCCAAGTCCAGATTGCATTGCTGCTCCACCAATTTCAGCAGCAGTTACCTTGCGCTGAATTTCATTAAGAGCGTTCTTGGGATCAAGCGCATAAGCCAAGATATCGCCATTCCTAATACCTGGATAGAATTCTTTAAGTGTCTTGAGAACCTCTGGGTTGGCATTAACTACACGGTCTTTAGCAGTAATAACTCGATCTTCTAGTTCTCTTGCAGATACATCATTAGCAAGGAGCTGCTCAAATCCAACTTGCTTTCCCGTCTCATCCTTTGTGTAATAGGATTCTGGTAGTTCATAGTTGCGCATAACGTTTTGGTATTGATCTTCAAGTGCAACATACTCTGCTGGGCTAAGAGCTGAAAGACCTTTGGAAAGTCTAATCTCATTAGCCTTGAAGCGAGCCTTATATTCATCAGTACCTCGTAAACGTAAAGCAAACTCTGCTGGAGGAGTACCGTCCGTAAGTAGGTTGCTAATCTTGTCAACAAGAGTACCTAGACCGTACTGCTCAAATTCCATCTTAAGGATATTAAATGCGCTCTTACGTTCAACGTCCTTTTCAGCTTCAGTTATTTTGTCTAAATAATCTTTGGTGTACTTCTCAACATCAAAGGCATCTATTGCTTCTTTGCCCTTTTTAACAGGATCAAGTTCTTGTATATCTTTATCAGATCCACCAAAGGTTCCATCATCATCAACGTTGCTTATTGTGCTGTTATTCTGATCTACAATATTGCCCGTGACACCAGCTACTGCACCGGAAGCAAGTCCCCCCAATGGCCCAAGACGCAAATAGTCATTTGCAGCATTTTCTGGTTTAGGAGCGGTAGCGGCCTTTGCTTTTGCAAGATCATTTTCTGCCTTTTTAAGGTCTTCTTGCAACTTTGTTATCTCTGCTTTAGTAGCCATCATTACCCCATAAATCCGAAGTCTTTGAGCACTGTACTAGCAACACTTGCTGCATCATTACGTGCATTGTTTGTATACTGCCAACGTGGATCTTTGCGCAGTTCTTTCTCAAAGTCATAGATTGACTTAGTTCCAACCTTGCCATCAGGCAAAGTGTAGGCAAGCGCACTACGAACCTTTGGATCAAACAGATCAATACCGCTGTCTGGTATCTCAAGGATGTCACTCATTGACTGGATATAAGGATCAGCCAAAGTCTTAAGATTTATACCTGCCTTGATCTTATCTGCCAAGGCTGGGAAGGCTTCTGCTGCGCTTTCACGCAAGGCGTTAAAGGCTGTATTCTCGTCAATAGTTCCGGCAGCAATACCGTTAGCATAACTAGTTGCAGCACTATCAGATAAGCGAAGTCCATTGTCTGCAGCAAAGTTCTTAAGAGCTACAAAGTACTTACCTGATGGCCCTTCTGGTATTGCAAGCGTATTAACTTCCTGCTTGCCAGCAAGAACATCAGTCTTTACCTTGTTTTCAATCCATAGTTTAGGATCTTCGGCATTGGCTGTAAGGTATTCAGTCTTAAGAAGTTCACCATTTTTGTAGGTGTACTTAATAGTGCTCTTGCTCTTACCCTTTTCAGACTTGTACTGGGCAGTAAGCGCTGGTAGCCAAGTCTTTAATTCCGTAGCATTAGCATCTCTGCCTTTATACTTCTGAAAGACTGTGTTGACATAATCAGCAAGGGTTGAAGCCGGAGGAATATTAGAAGATACTTGCATACTGGTATATACGCCAGACTTCTTTGGCTTTTCTTCTTTTTCTTCAGGCAATGCTGCTACTGCAGCATCATATGCTTCCTTAGTAATTTCACCTTTTGCTAATTGCTCGTCAAGAAATTTTGTATTTTTACTCACTCAGGCTCCTTCGGCGTTAAATACTTATCAGTAATAAGATCTTGACTTAGAAATCTCTCATAGAATGGACCAAAACCTATTGGGTCATCAGTCTTTAATTTCTTGACAATAGAATCATAGGCGATACGAAGGTCAATGTTTGACTTAGCATCAATAGATTTTGCGTCTCTACTTAGAAGTTCTTGGGCATATCTTTTACGGATATCAAAATATACTTCAATGCTCTTGAAGGTTGTAGAGTTTTTATTATCCTTGCGATACTCTGGATTATTAAGGATCTTTGAAAGTCCATAGATAACTCTATTTGTCTTAGATCCGTCTGAATCTCGGTAGTCGTCATACCAAGGGGTTTGGGCAAATTGACCCGTCTTAGGATCAAGGATGCTCTCACCCTTATTATCTTTTTGGCGCGATAATTCTAAAATCTTTATATCCTTAAAAGCCTTGAGATCTTCTGCACCCTTTTGGGTAACTGAAGATAAGCCTCTACTTAGAAGTTCTGCATCAATCTTATCCATAACTTCGCCATATTTAATCCAGCCAATTTCAGCTTCATTTTTCATACGTGCTTCTGCTGGGCTAATTGGTTCCAAGAATTTCTTTGGCGAATCGGCTGATATCTTATTATCATAAAGCCACTTGTAAGCAGCGTCTGAGAACTTATATCCTTCTTTCTCATTAACCACAAAACCAATGAGTTTAGGCTCAATCGTTGATAGCTCGCTTAGAAGATCTCCATACTTTTTGATATTCTTTACAGCACCAACTGTGTAATCTACCTTGGCAGGGTTAGCCGAAGTACTTGCTGTAAAGGCGAAGTACTCTGGGAAATCCTTAAGGAACTTAGCATCTGCTTGCATACCGTAGAGTTGCTTGTACTCACGAGACTTCTGGATGTAGTACTGATAAGGACTGTCAAAGCGTGGGGCAAAAGGAAGAATAAGGTTTGCTGCAATACGCAACTTCCAGTAATCCTTTGTCTTATCCATAATCTCTTTTGCAGTAGGTGGTTTAGTACCATTTTTCTTGGCATTAACCATCTCTGTACTAAAGATAAGACTATATGTTCTAGCAAACTGGGCGTCATCTAACTCTTTATTTGTTGCAATAGACTTCTGTACCCAGGCAGGAAGGAAGTTAGCCAAAACATTCTTTGATGCACCGTATGGCAACGCCCATTTGAAAGCCTCTTCAAGTTCTGGCTTGTCTTTAACAATCTCAGAAACTGGAGCTGCAATGTATGGACCTACTGGGAAGATATCGCTAGCGATATTTGGATTACCCTTGTTGTAAAGGACATCCATACCACCCTGGAAGATAATATCTAAAGATTGCTTTGGAATACCCATTTGGGTAAGTGAATCCATACCAGGAATACCTTGGAAACCCTTTGGGATCGAAAGCCAAATAACATCATTACCAGAAGTCTGACCTGCTGGAACTATATTGCCGTCCTGATCTGTGACCAAACCTGCATTGTTTGGTGCCTGCCAGATCATATAACCGCGATTAAGAATAGCAGGATTGGCTACTGCCATCTTGAGCCAAGTCTTGTAAGCGTTCTCTTGTGCTGAGAAGAATGGGCTAATAAACTTCATTGCTCCAGCAAGATTGCTTCGGCGCTCAATATTAAAAAGGATGCCCTTCATTTGGCGCACTGCTACCTTGTGAGCGGCTGACATAATAGCCTCTTGGTCTGCTGCTGTAAGTTTATCACCCTTAAGACCGGCAACAATATCAACGCGACGTTTAGCTTCTTGACGATAGAACTGAATATACAGTGGATTTCTAGCCCAAGCATCTTCAGGAAGTTGAGCAAGGAACTTAAAGGCTCCGTTAATAAAACGTTTAACAATTTGGTTTGAACCATTAGAGACTGCTTCTTCAAGGATGTGACCGTGAATAATAGGCAGAGTAGTAGGGTCCTTAAATGCTGAACGAAGATCATTTGCCGTAACTTCACGGATATTTGTACGCAAACCTGATGACTCAGGTAGGTACTGATCTAGGAAACGACTAATCTTTGTAACATATTCTGCTGAATCTTCTGTATTGATAGCAAGACGCTTGCGTAGATCGCGTCCTGCAGCAGATCCAGCTAACCACTTAGAAATATCTTCAACGCTTTCACCGGCAACAAGCCTTCTGACTACCTCTGAGTTACCGAACTGCTGGCGCAATGTCTGCGCCCACTGTTCAAAGTAACCAGGATCTGTTGGCTTTACAACACCATAACCTCTGGACTGTAAAGCGCGACCAAACATATCAGAGTTGCTATCAACCATACGCTGGAATGAGTTAGCAGATGATGCTGTTCTGCGGAACATCTCACCTAAAGGTCCACCAAAGGCATCGTATAGTTCATATCTAGTACCATCGCTGGCAACAACCTCAAAAGATCCTGTGCCGATGCGCCTCTTAGGTTCAACAGTACCTACACGATTGATAATATCGTTGTAGTGATTATATACGGCAAGTTTTTCTTCTCGAAGTAGTCTAAGCGTGTTCAGTTCACCCATCGCATCTAAGTCATCTGGCTTAATTGATAAGCGTGCCTCTAATGCAGCCATTCTTGTCTTAAGTTCATTAAGTTCACGGGTAACTATATTGGCTGACTGTTGAACATTCTTGATTGTCATACCATCAAACTTAGGCAAATAACGATCAATCAAACGAGTAGGTTCTTTTACTGTATTGTAAATAAAGTTTTTAAGTCCTGGACCAAGGTGGCGCAGTGTTGTCATAGCGCCAACTGACGCTGCGATACGAGCCTGCGAATCAATACCGTTACGTATCGTATAACCTAGTCGAATAAGTACTGCTGCTTTGAATAGGTCTTGGAATACATCTGCTGCATTAAGTACTGGGTTAGCTATGCTTCCCTTCATTGCTAAAAGGGCGTTTGCATTTTCACGAAGCAGGCGATCTAGTACCTCAAAATCCATAATAGGCAAGAAGTTGCCTGTCTGTGATTCTAGTTGTGGCACCTTAAGGATTGACCCATCAGTATCTACCATAAAGCCTCTATCTTTAATAGAGGCTAGGGCAGATCTGCGACCTTGGGAAAAATTCCTATAAAGTTTATCTGCTTCTTCTACATCTACACCGTGCTTGATAGCAAGAGCGCGAACTCCTGTGCTTTCGATAGCAATGGCAGCGATCTGGCGCTCTTCAGGCGTTAGCGCTTTCATATAATTATCTAATAATTTATTAGCTTCATCATCTGTAATTGCACCAAGGCGACGTAGATTTACAGGTGTAACTCCAGCGATTGCATCAGATGGACGTAGACGCTCTACCGTTGCTACTACTTCACGGAAAGAGTCTGCATCATTAAAATCAATAATACCTGCTGGACGCTCACCAAGACCCCAAGAGATCTTTTGATATAAACGGTGGAAAGGTGTTGGTTGGAAAACTTCAATATTTGCAGTTCCGACCTTTTGATCGTAGAAACGAATAGAACGTGACTTAGCTACAAAGTCTTCTACACCTTGTGCAAGAAAACCAGTTGTACGGCTAAGTGCTCCACCGCCTTCACCCAGAGTCATCATCTTTGCAAATGTTTCATCTGAGCGTAGAAGTGCATCGTAGTTTGCTAGCGCTTCATCCATTACTGCTGGTGAATCTGTTAGGAATGGAATCATTCCGGCTTCATCTGGAGCAGCAAATAGTTTCCACTCATCAACTGCAGATATGTCACCACGTGCTACTGTAAGCGCATCTTTCATATCAGCGCGAAGAAGTGCTAGGTCATCCATAGCCTTTGGATCACCCATTGCTGAACGAAGAATAAGAGCTGTCTGATCAACCTGATCTGATTGACCAAGCAAGTGAGCAAGCAGCGCTGGCTGATTTGATGATCGAACTAAAGGATGGTTAAGAGCATAGACTGAATCATTAGCAGTAAAGTCATCTAATACTTTAGTGAAACGATTCTCAACGCCATATTGAGCCTTGGTAATATCTTCTGCTGCTTTGGCAACATCATCGGCTGTCTTAAGAGTTCCTTTTAGTGCAGCACTTTCACCAGCAATTTTGATTCCTTTACCAGCAACAACAGTAACATCTAATGCAAACTGTCCTGCAAAATCAATAAGTCCTGATTGAATCTTACCAAAGGTACTATTGTAAAATGCGTTCTGTCGTTCTGCTGGATTGTAGATGTTAAATCCTGGATCATAAATCAAACGCCAGTTTCTTGCTATAGACTGACCAAGTGAGATTGGTGGGACTACGGTTATTTCACCTGTTACAGGATCAACAATCTTTTGTTCTTCGTTAACAGCACGATATGCTTTTTTCCAAGTGTTAGGATCAAAGAAGCTACCCTTAAATTGGGTCTGATCTGTTGAAACAAGGTTAAATGTTGCTAAAGGTTCACGAATAAACTCTTGGTTTATTTCAGCAATCTTTTCAAAAGTAGGCTGTATCCCAGGGACTTTCATAATTGCTCCACCTGCTGATGCGAGTGGTCGAATTATGTTTGCTTGATTTTTATTCCAAGCAGTCTTGAATGGCTTTACAAATCCATTGTATTCTTCATCATCATTCCAAGGAGCAGTTCCGATATCGTAGGCCATTTTTGCTGTGCCACCGAGACCGTAACTGATATCTTCTACAAATTTTCCTGTGTTTTCAAGCCCAGTTCCAACTGCTTTAACTACGCTTGTGGCTACGTCGCCGATTCGATTCCATATACTCACTACATATTCCACAACTGTTTAATGATTGCACGAGTTTCTGGAGATGTATCTGGTAGATCTGCAACGTAGGCTAATACTGGCTTAGCTGCCTGGATTGCTGCACGAAAGTTTGTGTCATCTTCTTTACGCATTTGCATTGCTGATGATCCTGCGCCTGCACCCATATCAATACCTGTGGTGACTGGTTCATCTGCAGATTCAGTTTCTGCATAAAGTGGGGTAATTGGTTTTGCCTTTGGCATTACCTCTGATGCTGGAATTGAACCAGGAGATTTAGCAAGCGGAGCACCTGACTGTATAGCAGCCGTCTCAACGCCTTCGCCATAGGCAATAGAACCCATTTTTAGATTATCGGTACGTGTGGCATATTTACCTGGACCTGCAGGGCCAGCCAATGGATTCATTGGTGCTGTTGTCATCGGTCCTCCTCTAAAGTTTCTAAGTCTTGCGCCATCTGTTCCCAAGCCTGATTAGTTTCAGTCTTTTGGTTAGAATGGTAAATGCTTAATTCATACAGTGATTCAAAGAATCCTGTTGCAACTTGCGATAAATTGTACATAGTCTCTGTAAGTATTACTACAAAATCAGAAGAGCGTATAGGACGACGTATTCTATTATTGTTCATCGTCCTATACACCTTCCGTTAAAATAATTAACCTTTTTTTACTTTCTTGCCTGGGCGACCTGCTGGCATCATTGATGCCATTACCTTACCGCCGGCTGGCTTGGAGTGATCCTTCTTGCCTTCCTTTGGCTTTGCCATTGGTGCGGCTGCGCGTGATCCTTTATTCATATTTCCACCTCCTTTGCTTATGCTGCGCCGGTGATGCCGGCTAGTAGTTGTGCTATATCGGGACGTTGACCAGCAGCAGGGGCCGAACCAGCTTGTGTTTGTGGAGGTTGCTGCGAGGCAGGGGCGGGGGCCGCACCTGCTGCTGGAATCTGTTGCTCCATACCTGGTGCCATAGGTGGCATCTCTGGGGTTGGTGCTGGTTTTTCTTCTGGCATAAATGCCTTTTCGATAATATTTTCTAGGGCTTGTCCCTTTTGGCGACCTTGGATAACAGCAGCGATACGGCTGATAATCTCTGAAGGGTCTTGGCCTTGCGCCGCGAGAGATGGTATTGCCTGTGCATACTGAGCAACAGCAACGCGCAAAGAGTCACGCATTTCTTCAATGTCAACACGTTGTTCCTCCTGTGTAACATTAAGATCCATTGGGATCTCACGACGTACATAGTCGCGTGACACGAGCTTATCTGAACGCATCTGTAGTAAAGCAATGATGGCGCGGTTAGGGTCCATACCAGACATAATTCCGTAACGGACATCTACGCCATATTCACCTTTAACATCACGTGATGGTATGTACTTGAGTACATAAGGTGTTCCGTCGTCGCTTCCCTTGATAGTCTTAGGAATACCGCCGAATACTTTCTCATCTGCTTCAAAGCAAAGAGATACAAGTTCTGTAAATAGTCGAGCAAACTGTGCCTGTGCTGCCTTGATTTGTGTATCAAATCCAG